GTCAATCATTTCAGTCTCCTGTTAGTTTAGTGTTAGTGTATTATAGTAATACTACTTATATAGTTTAATTTCTTCTCGTTTATTTGCAGAAACTTGCTGCAACATGTCTTTTTTCTGCTCCAAGGATCGTACTAATCCCTTGAGTAATTCGTACTTAAATGTAGCGTCATTCAGTTTAATATCTTTGGCCCGATAGTCTTCGTCACCGAAAACTAAATCGTCTAGATCTTTGGCTGTTAATTTTTTAAGAGTATGATTCTTTGCTTCCTTGCGAAGCTGAGATGCGAAATGTGTAAGTGCTGTACTCTCATTGTTCATCTGTCTCTTAGCTACAGACATCAGCCCATAATAGTATGAGTATAGTGTAGCCTGACGCATCATCTCCTGATCAATCATCCCATCATCAAAACTAGACAGGGCATCACTGATCTCTTTATAGTTAGCCCATGTAAAATTTTCTAATAGTTCGTTAAGTTCATCCATAATTTAGTAGCCTCCCCACGTACTACGGGGAAGACTGGGGGTAGTGAACGCCGTGAATTTCCGCACCCTCGCCGTGGCCGAGCGCTGTCGGTG